TTTCCTGGTAGAGAAATAAACAAAAAGAGAGATCATCCAGCAGGTTTTAAGTGTGGTTATGATCATTCTTCATCTAGATATTCTTGGGTTAATTTTGTTCCTTCTGTATTTGATACTAGAGGTAATAAGGTGTATACAATAGAATTTAGACCTGCTCCTGGCTCAACTTCTTATCTTAAGATTAAGAATTGGCTATTGATTTGTATGGCTTTAGTAGATGTTGTTGAAAATCATAAACAATTTTTACATAAAAACAGAGAAACTGTAGACTTATTATCTGTACTAACAGAAGTATATGGTCAAAAGGCAGGCATTCTTTGTAAATGGGTTGATGAGAGAAAACAATTGTTTAATGTGATTCCTACTAATAATGATTTAGCAAATGAGATTACAGATTATGAAACAAATGAATTAGATGAAGTGTTTGATTTAAAAAAATTATAAATTTAAAAAAATATAAAGATGTGTTTAATTAGCATATGCCCAAAGGGCACAGAAAAAAATACTAAAGAAGTACATGATTTTATTGGTAATGGATTCATTTCAAATACTGATGGAAGTGGATTTATGTACAAGAAAGATGGTACAAATAAAATTAATGTTGTTAAGGGGTTTTTTAACTCACAAGAAATGATAGATTACATATCAAAGCTTGACTTAGAAGTAAATGATGAATTAGTTATTCATCACCGTAATGGAACTTCTGGGTTAGTTTCTGCTGAGAATTGTCATCCTTTTGTAATTTCTAAAGATAACAACACTATTACTAACACATGTATTGAAACAGATAATCCATGTATTGTTCATAATGGAATGATATATGGTATTACAAATCAAATGTTTTTAAACTCTCAGTTTTCAGATACATTTGCTTTTGTTAAATATATTATGGCTGCTGATGGTGTAATGGAAATGTACAACAATTCATTTTCAACATTTGAACTACTAACAGATTCTTTTCTAGGTAATGATAAACTATGTTTATTGCATCCAGATAGAGATTTATCTACAGTTGGTAAGTACTTAACTGATAATGGATACTTGCATTCAAACTCTGGTTATAAAGTTAATTATTATGATCGAGGAGGGTTTGCATATCGCGGTGAAAATTTTATGGACGCTGGGAAAGTTAAAAAAAGTAAAAAAAGACTTTTACCAGCGCATAAAACAGAAAATAAGTGCACAGTTAAAAAATTAGATAGTAGCAATGTTAAAATAAATAGTTATAATTGCACTCATTTCTTTTTCTGTAAAAAAGAGGATTATGAAACCTGGAGTTTTAATAAAGCTTCAGAACCACTATTTACATTTGAAATGCGTAGTTATGATAATTTAAGCTACTTACAAGTTCTTTATAATATAAAGGGTAATATTATTGGTAGAGCAGTAGCATTTGATTCTATTGAAAACAATTATTATTATATACCAAAAAATGACAAATATCTTAAAACATATAGTGATTATTTGTATTTAATAAAGAATTACCCTGATTATAGTAAGAGTGCTATAAAAACTCTTCAAAAAATAATTTCACAATCAAGTAGAAAATCACTTGACCCTGCTGAACTTAATCTTGAAGATATTTATTTCTCTAAAGCAGAAACTAAGTTTTCTTTAGAAGCATTAACTATGTACAAAGAATACCTTGAGGATAAGAAAGTTCTCAGGTTACAATTTAATTAAAAACAGCAAAAAATAATGAATAGTTTACTTATAAACGTAGATAAAATAATTGAAGAGGGTATTGGATTAGAGGCTTATTTTATAATACATTGTATTTACACTAATGACAAGGATTTGCTTTTTGATTATGTTAATAAATGCAAAAAAATAAATACTAATGTCTTCTTACAATTAGAGTCTGATGGTTACATCTTGATTAAAGATAGAAAATCTGACAATATATATTATGAATTATTATCTCTTACTGATAGGGGAAATCAAGTAGCGCTATATGCCCTCAAGTCATTATCCCCAAAATCAGAAAGTAATTTTGATGAATTTAGACAATGTTACCCCAACAGGGTTAAGAAAGGTGCAGGGACACGTCCTTTACACACTGACTTAAAACGTTGTAAAAGTTTATATGATAAGTTACTAATGGAAACAACTCATAGTATATTATGTAAGTGTGCTAAATTATGTCATAATGAAGCCATCAGATCTAATTCAGAAGAATACATGCAGAATTTACCAACGTGGCTGCATCAACGTAATTATATGATCTATGCTGATGAATGTGAAAATTTAAACATAGATGAAAGTAATTCTCAAATTACAAATTTAGATGCAATATGATGAAAGAAAGAATAGAAGCTGGATTATCAGGAGATTATGAAGGCTTAGATAATGGACTAGAAAGAATAAATAAGTATATCTTCAAGACTCAAAAAGCTTGTTATTATTTATTAGGTGGATTGTCAGGTAGTGCTAAAACAACATTCCTTGACTTTGTAATACTTAATGCAATACAAGATGCTGAAGCTAAAGGTGTAAGTATAAATGTTATTTATTATTCCTGGGAAATTGATGAAACAACTAAAAAAGCTAATTGGCTTTCAATTCTTATTTACAAAAAATACAACATTGTTATAGCACCAGAAAAAATAAAGGGCTACGGTGAATTTAGGTTAAATGAAGATGAGAAGAAATTAATTTTTAGTGAATTAGATGAATTAGAAAGGATTTTTAAGAAAATAAACTGGATTTGGGAATCACAAAATCCAACAGGTATGTACAAATACTGGTGGGACTTTATGGGCAAAAAAGGTAAATATATTAAAGAACCTTATACTGATGAACATGATAAAAAACAAGAAAGAATTGTTAGTTTTGAATTAAATGATCCTAAAGAGTACAACATTGTGGCAGGTGACCACTTAGCTTTGGCTAAAATTGAACGAGGATTCACTTTAAAACAAAACATTGACAAGCTTTCAGAATTCTCTGTAATTGCTAGGAATTTGTTTAAAATGACGTTTATATGGCTACAACAATTTAATCAAGGATTGAGTAGTATAGACAGAATGAAATTTAAAGGCGCTGATATATCTCCACAGCAATCAGACTTTAAAGATACAACAAATCCCTATACAGATGCAGATGTTGTTTTAGGTTTAATGAATGCTTATAAAATGGACATGGATGCATGTATAGGTTATAACATCAATAAGCTTGGGACAAGTTATAATTTAAAAGATTCTTTTAGGATGTTAAAAATAATCAAAAACAGACTCAGCAGAGATAACATTGCAATAGGGTTATTGTTTATGCCTAAAACAGGAACTTTTAAAGAGTTACCAGAACCAGATAAAATAAATAAAGAATGGTTAGAAAATAATTTAAAATGACAGAAACGATGAAGTTACCTACAAGTAAGGTAAAAATAGACAGAGTTAATCCAAAAAGATTAGTTATTTATTCTAAGCCTAAGACAGGTAAAACAACGTCTTATGCAGGGCTAGAGAATAATTTAATACTAGATCTTGAGGATGGTTCTGACTATGTCAGTGCTCTTAAGATTAAGGTAACTAGCCTTAATGAACTAAGAGACATTGGCAAACAAATTAAGGATGCTAATTACCCTTACACATACATTACAGTTGATACTGTAACTGTATTAGAAGATTTAGTAAAACCATTAGCTGTTAAAATTTACAAAGCCACTTCTATGGGCAAAAATTTTGATGGTGATGATGTAATAAAACTTGCAAATGGTGCAGGTTACATGTATCTTCGTGAAGCATTTTTTCAAGTTCTAGATTATATTGATACATTAGCTCCACATATTATACTATCAGGTCATATAAAAGACAAACAGGTAGATGATAAAGGTGAATTAGTTCAGGCTGCAAACATTGATTTAACTGGCAAAATTAAATCATTAATTTGTAGTCAAGCAGATGCTATTGGGTATATGTTTAGACGAGGAAATGAAACATATCTTAGCTTTAAAGCTATGGATGATGTAACTTGTGGTGCAAGACCAGAACATCTCAAAAATAAGGAGATACTGTTGGCTGAAGAAGTTGATGGTGTTTATACAACTTATTGGGATAAAATATATAAATAATTAATAATTAATAACAAATAAAAACAAACAATATGAATTTTAGTTTAAATGTAGATGATAGTAGTAATGAAATGTCAAACAATGTTGCATATCAAAAACCAGGAGTTTATGAAAATGTTAAAGTTACTGAAATAATCTCTGGCAAATCTAATGTAAAGCAAACACCTTATATTAGAATGAAAACAGTTAATCAAAATGGTGAAGTCGGTCAATCAGCCTATATGTACTTATCATCTGAAAAAGGTGAAGGTAAAAAAACAGCTGCTTGGGATATTACTGCACGTAATATTAATGATTTAATTTGTTGTACTCATAATATTGGCAGAGATGAAGCTAAAAATATTGAATTAGTATCTTCTAATGAGACTAATCAAGAAAAGCAAATCTCAATGTTAGTTGATAAACTTTCTAGTTTATTAGTTGGACGTCCATTCCGTGCTAAATTTAAGGGTGAGCAAACTAAAGAAGGTGGAGCAATCTTTTCAACTCTTGATAGAGTAGAATCAATGAATGTTCCTTCTGTAGCAACTGGATTAAAGTTTAGTCCTGATAAAGATATTAAAATGTTTTTATCTCCAGATAAGGTTAATTCAAGTATTGGTACAGCAGTTAAAAATGATGATTTACCATTCTAATAATAAATAATTAATTAATAGCGCAGGTAAGAAATTACTTGCGCTTTTTTATACTTATGTTTAGTTTAAAAGGTGTTGAAAAGGAATTAACTTTAGAAGAGATATATGATAGCATAGGTCAATACAATTTGTGGAAATATTATTGCAAGAATTTTCAAAAAGTAGATTCTTCTTTTAAATCTGAATTATACAATGATAAAAATCCATCATGTAGAATAAGATGTAATAAAAGAGGTAATCTAGTCTATAGAGACTTTGGAGGTGATAATAAAGACTATAGTGTAATTGACTATATTATGTTTAAATATAATTGTACTTTTAAAGAATCTTTGAATATTATATTGTCAGATTTTGGATTAAGTGTATCTAATTTACATATTAATCGTGAAATGAAAGATTTAAAGTTTGAAGAAAAACTATTAACAATAGTAAAGAAAAGAATAGAAATTGTTAGTCAGCCTTTTACTATTGCAGATTATGATTACTGGAATCAGTACTCAATACCATTAACTTTGTTAGATACTTATAATGTCTTTTCTTGTAAACATGTTTATATTTACAAAAATGATGATGTTTTTGTTTTAAATTATAATAAATTAAATCCACTATATGCCTATAGGTTCTATAATAAAAGTGGTTATAATCATAAAATATACAAACCATTAGAGAAGAATAAAGCTTATAAATGGCTAACAACAGGTTCTAGTATTGAAGGTTATGAACAATTAGATAAATCTTCAAACATATTAATACTTACAAAAAGTCTTAAAGATTGCATGGTTTACAGGTTATTAGGTTATAATGCTATATCACTTCAAAGTGAAACAACAAATTTGGATGAGTCCATTGTTAATGAACTACTTAGCAGATTTAAAACAATAATAGTAAATTATGATAATGATGAAGAGGGAATAAAAAATACATTAAAAATTGCAAATGTGTATAATTTTAAATACTTTTACATTCCTAAATTTAAAGACGTAAGTGATTATATTAAATCAATGGGATTATCTAGTACAAAAAGAATGATTAATAATCAAATAAAAAAAACAAATGATAAACAATAAATATAGAGTATCTTTTGAGATAACAGATAACTGGGCTGTTGAAGGCTTTAGGAATTTCATTAAAGTATTATTATCTGATGAAACTCAATTTGAAGTTTATATAATTTCAAATGATGACAGTACATCTTTAATAAAAAAAACTGGTGAAAACTTAGGTTTAGATGAAGCTCATGTTATTAGGTGTAACTTTTCAGATGATAAGTTAGAAGCAATCCAAAATAACAAGATTGATATTCATTTAGATAACTTACAAAGCTTTGTTATGTTAGTCACAGAAACAACTGATGCTTATGGTATTTTAATAACTAAAAATTTAAACAAATACTATTTAAAGCCAGATTACATTGTAGTTTTTGATAGACTATTACAACAAATAAAAAATGAAGAAAAATAAAGGAAAAATAAAGAATGC